TTTGTGTACGCCATAGCGCGAGCAAGAGCCTTGGTATAACGGGCCGAGAGGGAGTCATAGAGGTTGTCCTCAATTGCCTCTTCAGTCACGGAGAAACCAAGAGCGATTGTCTCGTGTGTATAGCGAGCAGTGAAAGCTTCTTGTGCGTTGTCATAAGCAATCGCAGCACCTTCGTTTTTAACGGGGGCAGCGGAGAAACCGGACAGCTTGGTTTCTTCTTCGAACGAACGCTCGGAAGTTTCGGTTTCGTAAATCTCCTTGTGCTCTTCGCCGTAGCGGGAGTACTCAAGACCAAACAGGGCGTTTAGGCCAGGAAGGAGTTCTTTAAGTAGTTGTGCGCGTGAAATAGCCATTTAAATCGCTCCTTATACGCCAACGGCGGTGTCATAAGCGTGCATACCGAAGTTGAACTTCACAATCACTTCGGGATACAGGATGTTGCCGCTTGACTCGTAAGCGGTATCCGGCACAACGTCAACGATGCGAATTGTCAACGTATCAGTTGTAGCAGTTGAATCAGAAATAGCAACTTGCGAGTTACCAGCATTGGTAATAGCCGTGTTGTTTACGATGGTGGCGTTGTTGCCAACAGACGTATATTGAACACCGGACACAACCGTAGTGCCAGAAACCACAGCCACTTGGAACAGGGCATCGGGATCATCACAGACATAAGCCGTAATGTTTCCAGAAGTCACTGTCGTGCCGCCAACAAAGTTCTGTTGGAACTGAAGTTGACCTGTGCTGGAATTAATGAACTCGCAACCAAGAAACACGCCAGCGAAACCGCCGGTGGGCTTTGATGTAGTTGCACCTGAACGCTCGACAGTACCGTCACTAGCACGAATAAGCAGATCGCCATAGCCAATTGAAGTGGCGTATGCACTGGCAATCCGCATCTTACGTGTAGCACCGGCAAATACCTGTCCACCGATCAAATTGACCGGTCGGAAGCCATAAGGCTTGCTAACAGTAGGATAAGCCATTTTAAACTCCTAAAATTTATTTAGAACCAGAACCAAATCCGACACCTCTGGTAGTAGAAGTTTTCTTCTCACTAAACAGCGGCATACGGGGATCACTTTGTCGCATGAAGTTGTTATCCACAGACTCCATTTGGGCCGTGTTCTGCTTACGGTAGTAGGTATTGCGCGAATCAACCAGCTCGGCTGGCATCTTGCACAACATCAAACCACCCAGCTCAACGTTCCCATTTTTGTCACCTGCGAGCATAAGCTCGGGATGGTCATCTGCTTTGACCGGTTCCCAACCTTCACGGGTCTTTTTGGAAACATTCTGCGGAAGTGCTGCGCCCAGAAGGGAGGTAGCAATCCACCGAAATTTCCAACCCGGTTGAGGGGTGGGGTCAGGAAGAGTGCTCGGTGGAACGTATTCCATGCTACGAGCAGAACTCTCACGTGTTTGAAGGTTTCTAGGTGTGCGCTCTTGCGCACCGTCACGGCTCATTCGTTCAGACATTTTAGGACTCCGATGTAAGTTTAAGTACTTCTTTAGCGTACTGCTCATTGGTTAAATTAAATTTCCTTGCCAGGGCTTCCTGGGTCTTAGTCAATTTAACTTTTGTCTTACCGTTGGCAGCTCGTGATACAGCGGCTACTACGTTAGCCGGACGTTTACTCGGTTGTTCCTTCTTTGTCTCTCCGAAAAAGCTCGGAAACACTTCGCGCATGCGAGCGTCTACTCGCTCGTAATATTCATCACTTCTGGGGTCAACCCCAGACTCGACCAATTTTTTGTGCACCGCTAATGCAAGACTGGTCATCTCATCATCCTGTCCAAACCACTGATTTTGCTGTTGCCAGCTCATCGCTTTTTGGTCAGGTTGAGGCACCTGCGGCGTATGAGGTTGATTATATACCTCTTCTTTTTCTTCTTGTAAAGGGGCTGGGCGATAACTTTTTAACCGCTCAATACTAAATTTCGCTTCAGCCAACTCTTCTTGGGCAGAAATAATAGCGTCGGTGTCGTAATTCTCTTGGGCTTCTTTGAGTTTCTTACGAGCCATAACCAGCGCAGATTCAGCTTGGGCCTTCATACTTTCTACAGCCATATTCTGATTTGTGCTGACGTTTTGGCGAAGCGATTTGTTTTCGTCAATTAATTTCTGCGCAATACGGACTGCTTCTTCCCGTTCACGCAAAGCCGCTTCCTTAGCCCGACGCTCATCATGACGCGCGTGCGTAAGCTCCTTCATTCGCTTCTGGACTTTTTCGCTGTACTCAGCGACCTCTTCATCCGTTGGATCAATAACTTCACGGTCAAGAGGCTTACGCCCACGGTCTTCTTCAGGGGTATCGTCAACTATTTCTAGCTCAATATCGCCCTCTTCAGTTTCAATCTCAATATCCTTTTCTTCGACTTCTTTCTCGTCGGGGAATTTGTATTGTTCTGGCATGTTTAGCTCCTATTAAGCGCGGGTATATCCACGTGGATCTTCGACAACGGCTTCAACTTGATCGTCATTAATCAAGCGGAACTCTCTGCCGTGAATTTTAAAACGAGTTCCTGAGTAAGCACGTACTAACACAAAGTCACCTTCTTTACACCAAGGGCCTTGTGGAAACTTCATCTCGTCTTTGTAGGCATCAGGGCCGACCTTAATAACAAACAAAACAGTCGTACTGTGCTCTTCGACTTTGGATACGGATTCAGGCTTTAAAAGATCGGTGCCCGAAAACTTATCTTCAACCTCAGGTATGGCGCACAACAGTTTCCAGCCTGTGGGGTTTGGCAACTGGGTTGCCTGCTGATTTTCGTCAGTCATCTGCTTCCTCTACTTTCTTTGCAAGGTCAAGTAAATAAGACTCCGCCATAGCCAGACCCTGGATGACTCCGCAGAGTTTTTGATACTCGTCAAAACTTCGACAAGCGCCGCCTGCAATGTCGTCGGCGTAGTTGTTTAAATCTTCTCTAATCTTCCCGCGTAGAACTTCTACGAATTTATTCATCATTCAGGTGGTGTCCTTTCCGGTTCCGCCATGGTTTTACCCAGGTCAATGCCCATCCGCATACCTTCCATCTCCTGCTTCGTGGCTTCAATTTGGCGTTTAAGCTCCATTTCTTCCTCAGACTTCTGGATGTCGATGCCTAAACGTGCCCCCTCAAGCTCAGTTTGTTGCTGGGCTTTAAGTTCGTCGAGCTGCAATTGCAGCATCTTAATTTGTGTATCTGCTTGGTCTTTCTGGGCTTTCCGTTGGACTTCAGCCTGTTGGATTTGAAGCTTCTGCATTTCAGCCATCATGATTGGATCTTGAGCGTTCTGAAGCGCCTGTTGCTGGGCTTTCGCCTGTAGGCTTTGAGCAAGAACGATCTGCGAACCTTCAGCCACCATCTTGGAAATCTGAACCTCCATGGCTTCGGGGATCTTCTCCTCTGGCCCTGGCAGCGGTGTGCCGACGGCATCTTGAACCTGACGACGGTACTGGTAGCCCAAATGTTCAGCAATATGCGCTTGGAGAGCGCCAACAATTAAGCTGGCCTGAGGGTTTTGCCCAATCAACGCAGCTACTGCTGGGTCGTTCATCATGTTCATGTGTGTCTGAATATGCGCCGTATGGTCTTGATACATAAATGCCTTCAAAGGCTTGAGCTTAAGCGCATTCATGTTTTCGGTAATAGGATCTTTCGGCGTTTGGTCATCTTCCGTCGGCACAAGCTTGGCAGCGTTGCGTATTCCCAACACTTCTAGCATCTGCCGGTGCAGAGCTGGCATGTCGTAAATCTGCGGAGCCATCTGTGAAAGCTGAAGAACCGCTTGGTACTGCACCACCCTTTGAGACATAGTTGCCGCATTGGGGTCAGACACAGGGATAATCTCCACCATGTCATAGTCAGCCTGCTTCGCATGACGCTCTCCGCTCAACGGATCGTAGTCATAGTCGTCGTCGGTGTAATCCCTAATGATCGCAGCTAAAAGCTGAAGCTCTTGCTTGAAGGCGTAGTGGACCCGCGCCTGAACTGCTGACATTACCTTGAGCATCCGCTCCAAAAGAGCGAGTGTTGTGCCGACAGGCGCCTGAGCGCTCATGTCAGAAATCTTCATATCCGCAGTTGCAGCGAACCGACGCCCTTCTTCGACAATCGTGTTCATCAACTGGTAGAGCGTTGCGCTTGGCTCTTTGTATGGCAGCGGCAGAATGTTATCCCGCAGTGCACCAGAACCAATATCAACATCTCGGAACTCACCTGGAGCAATCGGCGTGTCATCACCTTTAATACGCAAGCCTCTGGACTTCAGGCCCCCTGGCAGGTTTGACAACGTACCCGCATCCACAAGCTGCCTCATGATCGAGGTCGCCGACTTCGCAAACCCACCGATCAGGTGGAACAGCCCGAACCCATAGAAGCCAAAGCCTGGGATGTACGTGTAATGCACGAAGTGGTCGCGGCGCTTCTTGGTGTCATCGTTTTCGTAGTAGTTACGGCGAATCGCCAGAATGTCGCCAGTGCCTTCAACCACCGTTACCACGTAAGGTATGGCTATGCCTGTAGGCTCATCGTCTTCCATGTCTTCGTAACCTGGCAGGTCCAGGTTGACATGCACTTCGTACAGGATGTAACGGTCGTCGTTAATGGGCGACATACCGCTTTCTTTGTCTTTTTTCTCCTGTAGCTCATTCTTAAGCTTGGGCGGATCGCCAAGCTCAATGTCGCGGTAGAAGCCTGCCACCTGCAACTTGCGAATCTCGTTGCTAGTTTTGTACATCCGGTGTGTTACACGCTCGGCACTCTCCATTCCTACCGTGCCATAGGCCACAATAATGTCTTCTGCTGGAACGAACACTGATGTCTGGCGCTGGAGGCTGGGGTCGTAGTAAACCTTTTTGAACGCAGAACCAGTAGCTGGCAGGTTCCACAACATCCGCTCATGCTCCATACGAAACTCTGGCATACGCTCAGTAAGCTCGTAGTTCATGTCATCTTTAACACGCTGGGCAGCTTCTTCTTTCTCCCGCGTGTCTTTACCAATGATTTTGGTCTTCACCGGCCCTTGGGCAGGGAATGTCTCCATGATGGTTTCACTCTGGAACCGCACCACGGCCTCTGTAATCATGGGGTGGAACACACCACAGGCGCCATCCCAAGGTTCTGTGCGCTCTTCGTACTTCAGGCCGAGCAGCACAAGCCCTTCTTTGTAGGTCTTTTCCCAGTCTTTTCGGGAGTCCAGGTCGTCTTTGATGTTCTGAAGCAGCTCGTCACCAAGGCTCTGCAAAGCAGGATCTTCAATTTCCTCAGCTAAGTTTGTGTAAAAGTCCGGGCCTTCAGCGTCGGGGTCAATCAAAATCTCAAGCCCACCCGCTTCAATCTTTACTGACTCAGGGTCTTCAATTTCAATCTCAATGTCAGGTTCGCCCATTAAATCTTGTGCTTCTTCTTCGATTCCCATGGGGGCTTGGTATAGTGCTTTATCAATAGCCATTTCGGCTCCTAGTAGTACGCCGCCTTGCGGCTTCTAAAATACAGTGGTTCGTCCGGTTCGTCGCTTGGCAGCGTAATGAACCCCCCGTTTCTAAAGCGTAACAGCGCCTGGGTCATAGTGTCCACGTAGTCGTCGTGCTCACCCACCGGAAACGCCACAATCTCTTCAATCACATCTCTGGCCCACCGTGTGTCAGGCGCCCAAACGCACCCACTGGCAAATAAATCAGATACTGCGTTGACTCGCGCAATCTTATCGTTTCCACGGCTGGGGGTAAACTCATCAACCGGTATGCCCATGCGTCGAAGCTCTTGAATCAAGGGAGCACCTGCCGCCTTTTTCTCCACTAAGAACGCATCTGGGTTCCATTCTTTCCACTGCTTGAACGCAACCTCTTTTAGCTCTGGAAACTCCATCCGGTCTTTGAAGGCATCCAGCAAAATAATACTGGGTCGGTTGTTTTCTTCTTCGTTATACCAGATTCCCCAAGTTGTACATGCTGTGTAGTCGGCTGTGGTCTTGGCTTCATGCGCCGTATCCCAGGACTGGATAATAAAATCGCAGTTGGGTGGGTCTTCTGGCTCCCAAATCTTCCAATGACTACGCTTAATAAATGCTGCCGAGTCAAGCGTGGGCTGCTGCATGTACTGGGCGTTCCAGTACCTGGGGTCCATCGCCATCTTCTTCTGCTTTAACTGCTCAAGGGGCCATTGCTCAGGCCACAGGCTCTTTTCTCTTTCCGTATCTTCAAAAAGAATGGCAGGCAGCTCGACAATCTCCCAAGGTTCTGCGTCAGGGTTGCGTGCTTGAAAGCTAAGAAGCCGCCCAGTCAAGTCCACCAGGCTCCATCGTGTCATTACTACGATAATTCGGCCCCCTGGCATCAACCGCTGCAACGGACCGGTCTGGAACCACGACCAGGCGTTGTCAAATGTGGCCCTGGAGTTGGCTTTTATGTCTTGTTCAGAATGTGGGTCGTCAATAACAAACAAATCAGCACCCCGTCCTGCAAGTGCACCACCCACACCCACGGCATAGTACTGGCCCCCTTCGTTGGTTGACCACTTACCTGCTGCTTTCTGGTCATCAGCCACCTTTGTGCCGGGGAATACCTGCGCATAATCCTCTCCTTCGATCAAATTACGTACTCGGCGTCCAAAATCCTCAGACAATCCAGCCGTGTGGGTCGCCATAATGATCTTCTGCTCGGGGTACTGCCCTAAAAACCAGGCTGGAAACAGGTAAGAGGAGAACTCCGACTTACCCATACGTGGGGCGATGTTGATAATCACCCTTTTTCGCTTGCCAGAGGCTACGTCGGCAAATATTTTTGACAGTTTCCTGTGGTGTGCGCCTTCTTTGAACCCTGGGTAAACCTCTTTTGCAAAGGAAATCATGTCGCCCCTGGCGTTACGCAGCCGCAGGCGACGTTCTTGTTCTTCAAGCTCTTCCAAAAACTCAGCTTTTTGCTGCGGCGTCATGCTTTTGAGCAGCGCCTGGAGTTCAGCGTCACTAATCCTGTTCATCGTCGATTGTTTCGACCTCAGTTGCGTCAACCTCAACCGTGTTTTGTATAGCCGCTAGCTTTTGCTTAATCTTCTCGTCAAGCTCGTGGTCACTTAGCTCAGTCTTTTTGATCTCGATACGGTCTGTGAACAGCCCCACCTCTGTGACTTTACCTAGCATCTCAAGAGCTTTTAGGCGTATCCGTGCGTCAGGGTGGTCTGTCTCTTCAAGAATCTTAGCCACCGCCATACCCCGCAACTGCTTGGCGTGCTCAACAAACGACCAGTCGTAAACAGTCAGCATGCTGACTAATCTTTGAATGGCGGGGGGTAGGGTAATTTGCGTCAGTGCCTGCTTTGCCGTTTCGGGGTCTGCGGTCAACGCATGGAAAGCATTTCGTGCTTGTGTGTCTTGTGCATCAGCCACAACATCGTCATCTGGTTTGGCGCCAAGTTCAGTCAACCAGTCGGTTGTATTGATCTGCGCTTCAAGTAGCTCATTAGCATCTGCCTTTTCCAAAGGCAAAAAGCCGTCCATCGGCGAGTTGTATATCGCCGGATCATAGTTACCTTGTACCAAATGTTCTAACACGCGGGTCATTCCTCCCGTAAGCAAAGCTTGTGCTCTGTAGGCACGAGTGTATACTTGCTTCTGCCTGCTCGCAAGAGCAGTGATGTTTGATTCTCCTCGTAGGGCCACAGGCCCTTTCCCCGCCCCCGCCAACTGCGGGGGTTCTTTTTATCTAACTGTGTCTAAGATTTGACAATAACTATTTTGATTTTTACAAATATTTTTAGCATAGCGTTCCCTCCTCTTGTTTATTTATGCGTGCGAGAAGGGCGGGGGCCGATACCAGAAAGGGAGAAGTTCTGGCGTTTCCTTTTGAGCTTGTCATTGTCAGCCAGGCTCTTCAGGTACGGGCTGTTTAAGGTCGCCGCGCCGACCCGGC